CCAAGCCCACAGACCGCTACCGACTAAACCAAACCATAGGTTCAATGGGTAAATGTTCAGACTGGTCAGTGCTATGCCAATCAGACACAATCCTGTGCCTGTCCATTTCATTTCTTCTTCACTGCTTTCTTAGGCTTAGCTTTAGCTGTCAGCAACGACTCCAAGGCTTGTTTATCAATTCCATCAGCCATAGCTTTTGCAGACTTCTTTACTTCATCGTCAAGAGATAAGTCTTTCTTTGTTTCTTCTACTGCCTTGAGTATAGGACTTTCTTGTCGTGGTTCGTTGAACAGCACAGCAAATAAGTCCTGTATCTCTGGTTCTGTCAAGATGATTGACTTGCCATTGTTGAAGTGAACTTCTCTTTCAATAATCCAGGTGATGCTAGAAGGGTTGAAGTAATACTGTCCAATTTTAATCATAATTTAAATACCTTTGTCCAAGCTGCGAAGTGGTGAACTGTTCCTTTAGAATCTTTACAGTAGCTATACATACCGTCAATGTGGTCGAATGTGAACAAGTCTTCAACATTGAACTCATTGGATTCAACAGGAACTCTGACTTCTTCTTCGTCGCTGAGTTTAAACTTAGTTCCTTTGTTCAGTGTATACAGTGGCACACACATATCTTCGATGTCGTGTTCGTTAATCATAGCGGTTGTCCTTTCTAAATTTATCAATTGCTTCATCAAGCATAATGCCTGTTAGCCATTCCCAATTATTGCCACGACCATCACAAGCAATCACAGTCGGTGCGACCACCTCTTCAGGTAAATCCCATGCAGCAGTCTTGAGCCAACGATAACGCTCGGCATCTTCAAACATATCGACATTGTCTTGAATGCGGTTGAACACATCTTTATTAAGACTACGCAATCTTTCAATCTCTTGACACAGTGCAAGGATGTAGTTTCTTGTTACATGGTATTCGTCTTGTAGTGCATATTGACGAGCCTTTTCTACTAAATCCGATTTCATAACTCCTCCGTTGTTTCCAACATTCTACCTGTATGACTCTGATAAAGCAAATGACCTGCCGCACCAGTGAAGCCGACGAATCTATTTTTGAGCACACGAACCTTAGTTGTGTTTCGTGTAATAGGGTCTTCAGCTTGTCCATTACGCTCCAATCCTATCACAATGTCAGATAGTTGAGCAATTGCACCAGAGCCACGAAGCTGTGCTAATGATGTTGCAGCACCCTCTTCGTGACCTTTATCACTTGGACGCTTTAGGTGTGATACACAAATAAGACTGACACCTGTTTCTTGAACAATCATTCTTAGTCTAGTCATAATGGCATCTAAGGCTTTTCTTTCGTCTCCAACATCGCCACCGCTCACAATTATAGAAATATGGTCTAAAAATATGTAGCCACAATTAAGACCTTTAGCCATATAACGAACACGGTTGACAATGTTATCAATGTCTGTTGAACCGAAGTGGTCAAACAAATACAACCTGTCAGTTCCTAGTGTTCTGTCAAAGGCTTCCTTTAGTTCTTCTTGTGTGACTTCAACATCTGGGATGTGAATAGGTTTATTGATAGCAAGCGACATGAGAGAACGAGCTGTTTTACGCACTCCTTCCTCAAGAAACATAAGTCCGATGTTGTCAGTGGTTTTTTCCAATATGTGCCATACAATCTCTCTAAGGAACTGCGATTTACCAAGCCCACTTCCTGCGGTAACCATAACAAGTTCCCCTTTGCGTATTCCATAAGTAAGTTTATTAAGTAGTTCATACGGGTAGTCACAATCAGCCTTCTCAATAGGTGTTGAGACAACATCCCATAGGGTATTACCTTGAATAATGCCATCAGGTACATAATTAGGAGCGGACCACCAAGCATCAATATATTCTTTACCTGCGTTGTTCTTAAGATAGTCTGCTGCATCTTTGTAGCCCTTCTTATGTTTCACAATCTTAACTTTGCCACCGAATAGTTCTGCTACTGCTTGAGCTGCTTTCTGTCCAGGCTCATCAGCATCAAAGTCAATGACGATGTTCTCGAATGAATCAATGTATTCGTATTGTGCTTTGCAGTCCTTTAAAGCGGCACTAGCACCGTTGCGGATACTAACAACAGGATACTTACTACCTTGCATCTGAAACGATGCCATAGCGTCAATCTCACCTTCACAGATAGTGAGATAACGACCTGCCTTAGCGAAGTTCTGTTGTCCGAACAAGATAGCATCTTTGAACTCACCTGCGATGCTGAACTGCTTGTCCGCTACGCTTCTTGTCTTTACCGCTACCATCGTTCCATCAGCATCATAGTAAGGGTAGTAGTGCTTGTTTCCCAATGGGTCTTGCTTGACTCCGTAGCTTAGGCAAGTAGCCTGAGAAATACCACGATTATTGATAGCGTTAGTAGTAGCATTGTCATAGAAGTTAATCCTTGTAGTTGTTGGTGTCATTGTTTTGCTTTGCCTAAGTTCGGTTGACCCATCTGGGTTAGTGTATGTTTCGCACTTAAAGCACCATTGGTGTCCATCGTCATACAAGCTATTTGCATTCGATGAGCCACAATTACCGCATGGTGTGTGTTTTACAAATTTAGATTCGTTCATTTGATATTAAACTTTCTTTTCAATCGTTCAAAGTCTTCACCTTCCAATACATCGTATAAGAAGTATTCAAGAGCTTCCCAACACAGAAAAAAGTGAGCATCTAAGCCATCGTCTTTAATCTTGTTAAGTATCTTGTCAGCTTGTTCAATCTTCAATTTAGTTTCTTCGTTCATTTCTCACTCGCTTTCTTTAGTATTGCTCTAGCAAATTCCAATAAATCTTCATCACAAGAATTAAACGGATGCCCTGTTTTTTCTTCAATACAATCCATTATTTCCTCATCACTTAACTCTCTTGGTGCGGTGTGTTTCTTTTTGCAAGTATCACATCCACATTTTTCATAAGCAATTCTTTGAGAGTCCCATATAGAAGATGCAACAGGTTTATTTTTCATTTACTTCTACTCCTTGTTTAACCTTTCAATTTCATTAGCTGCTTCTTCTAACAGGTCAGCGATGCGGTCTGGTTCGTTATTCTGCACAGATTTGCGACTAGGTATCTGTCTGCGTATCTCTGCTCTTTTGCGTAGCCTTTCTACTAAATCATTTTCCATTTACTTCTACTCCTTGTTTTATTCTGTTCGGAAACCTATCTTCCATCCAAAAGCATCTGCGTTCATAGTCATCACTGATAGCCCGATAGCCTACCCATGTCGTAGCACCTTGTCTAAACGATGCACACTCGGTCATATTATCGACATAGTGGTTTAACGACCCATAAGCAAAGCCACCCATGAAAGCAACAAAAAAGCCAATCAATACAAAAAACTCTTTCATACAGGTTCTAAGTTATCCACTTTAGCGTTGATGATAGCGATTAGCTTTTCCATCGTAGGCTCAAAGCCTTCACTAAGACACAAATCAGCCATATCGTGCAATATGAAGTGATTGTGTGCTTCATGTGCTTCTTGCGGTGTCATATTCATAAACTCAATCATAATTTTCTCCTTGTGTCATCAATGTTAAAACATAATTTACAGAAGTCAAGACATAAGACAAAAATAAAGTTCTTGACAGCTTTTTCAAACATCGTTATAATGCTCTTCAACACAGTCTTCAATGTAATGCTTTGAAAGTGTATCTCTAAGTGGTTGTTGATATAGCAAGCGATAAAGACTCTATACAGTATGCTATATAGACTTGAAGCGTCAGACATCAAACACCTCCGCATAGTATAGTTACCTCTCGTCCCATAAGTCTTTATAGACATCGTCTTCCACATCACCAAGCTCAGACACCTCATCATCATCGAATAAGTTCTCTGATAGCTCTGTATCAGCTTCAGTCATCAAATCAGACCGACCAACAACAGGCAATTTATACCCTAAAGAGTTGATACATTCCTGACACATCTCTAAAAACTCCATCGTGAAACCATGTCTAAGAGTTAGCTCATAGTCCGTCAATGCGGCATTGCAACATAAACATCTCATAAAACCTCCTACAATCAATTAAAATTAAGATACATAAGCATCGGTATAGACTGTATGTCAAAGTCGTCTATAAAGTGCCTTAAAATGCGTTTAAACCACCATTTAAAGACTAGAATAACCCACCTTTTTAACAGCTAAGTTATAAAGGCTCATTTTTGGCGGTTGAATACTCTTTTTTTCCACTAAGTAATCTCCTGATGTCATGTATGCCAAAGCCTCTTTTTGCGACATGAACACCCTGATAAGTTCGTGGTCTTCACTTCTGAGTTCATAACTTTTAATCATGTCTAGCCTTTCCTTGTGAGTCTTCGACCTCACATAGTCCGTGTTGTGCACGGATTAGTGCATCAATAGCACTAGTTAAACCTGTTTCAGTCATAAGGTCAATTTTAGCCTTCAAAAGTGCGTTATATCGAACATTATCGGGTTCATCATCATCATATTGGCATAATAGATATAAATCATCACGCAATGGGTCTAGTCTATCCATAATAGTTTTAATTCCTTTTGATATAACATAAATTGTGGGTTAGATTTTACAATCATTGCTCGTAAAGTGTTCATGTTTTTAGTTTTGGTTAAATTGATGCGATACTTTCTTTTCTTGGTTCTGCCGTTGTTAAACTTTACAGGCTTATCTTGTTCAACATAGGTATAAACAGACACAGACCTCGTTCTGCCGTGTTTATTTGTTTCTTTGGTCTTACCTACTGCCTTTATCAGTTTACGCTTTTTAAGAGCAGTTAAAACACAATGTAGAGTATTTGGCTCTTCTTGCATATCCAAAGCCTTGACTAGCTCACTAGCGGTCATTCTCTGCTGTTTTAAAAGCTCTATTGCTTCAGTTGTTAAGCTCATTGGATTTATCCCTCATTTTGTATGTCTGTAAAGTTGCAGGTGCGTGTAGTTTTAACCAATCGATTAAATGCCAGTATTGGTCTTCCAGTCTGTCATAAGCGTGTTCTAGCTCGTTTTCTCGATAGCTCATTCTGGAATCTCCTGATGTTCTAATCTAGTTTCAATCAATTCATGAGCTAATTTGCAAGCGTATGTATAAGATGTGAAACAATGCTCTCCGCAATCATCATATAGATATTCTTCGCAATCATGGTCTAAGACCATATACCCGTCATCTGTTTCAATTATTTCAATGTCTTCAGCATAATCATCATAAGTCTTCATTTTTTATTATCCTTTTCAGTCTGTAAAGCAAATATAGCCCTATTGTAGCCCTTTAAATAGTCCTCTAGCGTTGTTTGTTCGGGTTTCATACCCTTACCCATGTATCCATCAAACAAACCTTTAGCGTAGCTCTCTAATGAGCTGTAATCATCAATCTTCATTTCTTTACCCTTTCACTAGGTGGATTCCATCCAATAGCCTTGAACCTGGCTAGAATGTCGTTAAATTTATGATACTGCCAATTCTTATCGTTAATCGGTGGGTTTTCATTGGTGTATTTAGATTGCTTTATTTTAGTCATAATTAAGCCCTTTCTAGGTCAATAGCGGTTTCAATCTCTGATAGTTTGTTGCGTTGTTCAATTAAAAATTCTTCAAGGGTTTCAAAGTCATAACAGCCCTCGAGTTTTACCTCTGAAAAATCATTGTTATCTAGTATGTCGCAAAGGTCAAAATAGACCTCTTGTATTTTGGTTAAAGTTTTAGTCATAATTAAGCCTCTTCTGATGAATATTTTGCTTCTGTTTGTAATTCCACATCTTCTATGTCCCAATCACCATACGCAATTTCTTTCCAATCTAAGCCGTCTGATTCATAAGCAATGGCTGAAGCCTCTTCTTCATTGTTAGCTTCAATGTAACATTCATGGTGAACAAGTTGAGAACACACTACTCTATATAGTTTCATAATTAAGCCTCTTCTGTTTGGATTGATAGTTTAAAAGTTAAATAGTCTATTTGTTTAAGCTCATGCTCTGATTGCTTGCTAGTGCGTTTCATTAAGACATCTCCACGCTTATCTAGTAAGCCCATCAAGTAGTTGAACTCTAATTGTGTCAGTTCTAGTTTTACAGTCATAATTAAGCCTCTTCCTCTTCTGTTTGTTTACGAGTGATGTATTCATCTGCAAGCCATTCAGCACAAAACCACACTACTGCGTTTTTAAAGCCTGTAGCACTGTCTAAGTGTTTAATAACATAATCAGGCATCTCTCCTGTCATATCTTTATACTCAGACAAAATATCATGCATATCATCAGCGAAGGCATCATATAGCTCAATCGTTTCATTGTAGTAAATCATGCCACTGATGCCATTCTGACAGCCTGAATGATAGATGTTATAAAAATCATCATCGGTATAAGTAGCATCAAGCCATTGTTTGAATGTGTTGTATTGTTTTAAGTTATCCATTGTGATTCTCCTGTGTTTATTGGTGAAAATTGCTTTGGTTTAAGAAATCAGGGTTACCTGCTGACAAAACATCTTCAGCACTTTGTCTGAGTTTTCTGACCGATTGATTAGCCCAAAAATCTACATCTTCAGCAATCAATTCTTCAGCCTTAGCGATGATTAGTTGAGCCAACAGTTCATCATCAGCATCTTTGTAATAGTTATCCATATGTTTTATAAAGAATGACAATACTTCTTCTTTTGTTGAGATTCCTGTGAGCATGGTATTCTCCTGTGTTTAGTTAGTTTGAGTTAGTGCGACTGCGAACAAGTAGCCAAAGGCTAAAGCCAATGACATCATTAGAACTGCGTTGATTGCTAGGTTAATTAGTTTCTGTTTCATTGTGATTACTCCTGGATAGTTTTTCCGTGGACATAGTAATAGATTGATTCGTAATTTCCAGGGCTTAAGACAATGAGATTTCCGAAATCATCATTAGCGAGTTGATACTGAATAAATTTAGATACTGTTAGCATGGTTAATACTCCTGTGTTATTAGTTAGACTGTAAAGCCCTAAACTTACTAAGACCTTACAGATATAAATTTATTTAGATGTTTTAAAAATAGCTTTTTCAATATCTTTTTTGTTTGATTCCGACAATTTAAAATAATCACTACTGCGTTGCCATGTTTTATTGATGTAATCAACAGTTATATAGTCTGTATTCCATCCGTCTGTGATAACATAGTCTGGCTTGTTAATGTATTGAGTTGCTACTGATTCTAAAGTAGTTTCGTTAAATAATTTCATTGTTAAACCCTTTCAAGATTGGTGAGCTTTATTGCTTACCATGCCTATACTTTAGTCAATGAAACTTACAGTAAGCTTACAAGTATCATTGTATTTATCTATGAAGGCCCACAAAACCGATAGCTTATAACTATTGTGTCTTATATCTTATGTCTTATGTGTTATATCTTATATAAGACCTACAAAGTCTTAAGTGAGCATTGACTTACTTAGCCTGGATAGCTAACTGTATTGATTGGCTAGGTTACCTTGATAGCGTGCTACATCGACACACACACTCTGCGGCTGAGCTCTACTCTGTCCCTAATTAGTCTTGTTAGTCTTCACTAACTTCATTGACTCTGTCCCCAATAAAGACCAATGAAGACAAGTAAGTAAGCACTAACTAACATGGGGGGTGGGGGTGGCTGTGTTGTTGTAATGTTGCGGTAGGCTACATAGCACACGAAATGAAGTAAATTAGACTATATTGCAATGCACCATAACTAATTGAAAAGAAAGACTAAATTGGTCGATACAGGATATTTAATAATCTATGACGGAAACTGCACACTTCAGGTCTGCGGAGCACCTATAAAGACTATGACGACCCGCTATGGCTGTTCTGTGCTCTTTAGGTCTATATTGTCAGATTCAGCTATACTTTCTTTGTGAAAAAGACTTGACAAGATTGACATTGTTTGTTATAATGCTCTTATCAGAAAGACTTAATAGATTCTGAACAACTGCTGATACAATTGGGAGCTAACGACAACCGCTTAGCTCCCTGAAGATAGCGATATCAAAGAGCCTTACAGCGATACTATATAGATAGTGATGTCTATTTTTTTAAATTGTAATTGTTGTCTCCTCATTAAGGATAAAGACATTGTCTAACGAAGAAACAGTAACAAAGCCTCGTAGAGGTCGTCCACCGAAAGCTTTAGTTCAGTCTAAGAAAAAGGGTGGAAGAGGAGCTGTCGGAAGACCTGCAGGTGATGGTGCACGAATAGCTGAATTGAAAGCTCGTCTACTAGCAACCACGGGTGATACAGTCATTAATAAGATTGTTGAGATAGCCATGACTGACGGTCATCCTGTGCAGGGTGCAGCATTGAAGATGTGTATTGATAGGGTTTTACCTTTGTCTTACTTTGAAAAAGATAAGCAAGGCAGTGGTACTATGCCACAGATTAGCATTAACATCAGTGGCATCACCAGCCCAACGGTGGATGCTGAACAGCATGAAGTAATAGAAGCTAATATAACGGATGTCTCCCACAGGGAGGTCGACAATGGCTGAACTAAACTTTCAGCTGTTGAAATGGCAACAAGAAGTATTTAAGAACGAGACTCGCTTCAAAGTTATTGCTGCTGGTCGTCGTTGTGGTAAGTCAAGATTGTCTGCAGTAACGCTGTTGATTGAAGGTTTGAACTGTCCTGAAGGTTCTAGTGTGATGTATGTTGCACCAACCCTCGGACAAGCAAGAACGATTATGTGGGACTTGTTAATGGACTTAGGTCGTCCCATCATCAAATCTGCACACATCAACAACCTAGAGATTACTTTGGTCAATGGTCGTAAGATATTGGTCAGAGGTGCAGACAACCAAGATAGTTTGCGTGGTGTGTCCTTGACATATCTCGTGATGGACGAAGTAGCGTTTATTAAGCCAGAGATTTGGGAACGAGTGCTTCGAGCTGCTTTGTCTGATAAAAAGGGTAGAGCAATGTTTATTTCTACTCCTTCTGGTCGCAATCACTTTTATGAGTGGTTTCAGACAGGACAAGAGGGTGTGGATGAAGATTGGAAGTCGTGGCACTTTACCACCGCTGATAACGAAACGATTGACCCTAAAGAGATTGAAGCTGCAAAGCGTACACTATCAAGCTTTGCTTTCAACCAGGAATATATGTCTTCCTTCAACAACGCTGGTGCAGGGTTGTTCAAAGAAGAGTGGATTAAGTTCGGTGAAGAACCTAAACACGGTAGCTGGTACATTGCAGTTGACTTAGCTGGTTTTGAAGAAGTGGCTAAGTCTGCTGGTAGTAGTAAGAAGAGACTTGACCAATCAGCTATTGCGGTGGTTAAAGTCACTGAAGATGGTATTTGGTATGTTAAGAAGATTGAAGCTGGTCGTTGGGACATCCAGACCACTGCAGTGAACATACTAAAGAACATCAGAGAATATGAGCCTTTGGCTGTGGGTATTGAGCGAGGAGCGTTGAAGAACGCTGTACTACCGTACCTCAGTGACTTGATGCGGAAGAACAACTGTTACGCACACATTGTTGATTTGACGCACGGCAACAAGAAGAAGGTGGATAGAGTTGTCTGGGCATTGCAGGGTCGCTTTGAACACGGTCGAGTGGTACTAGACGCTGAAGAAGATTTTGATGAGTTTGTAGACCCATTGTTGATGTTTCCAACCGCTGGTGTACATGACGACTTACCCGATGCTTTGTCGTACATTGACCAACTGGCTGTAACTAGCTACTTTGATGGCGATGATGACCAAGACGATTGGGAAGTGTTAGATGTTATTGCAGGTTACTAAGGAAAAACTATGGCTGAAATGAAAGACAACAACGAAGGTATGCAGTGGGATACTCCATCAGAAGCTGATGTGCAACTCGTAAGTTTCGTTGTACAACACTGTGACCGCTGGAGAGACTTCAGAGACCAGA